GTTTTTATGTCGATGACGATAGAAAAGCCTTTGAAAAATTAGGTCTTATCATAGAAGAATTAGAAGTTTCTACCGCTACAACCGAAGAAATAGCCACAGCATTAGAGAGAAATGATTATATTTTTATCTCTGGAGGGAATACATTCTACCTAATGCAAGAACTAAAAAAGAAAGGGGCTGACAAGCTACTTATAGAACAAATTAATAATGGAAAGTTGTACATAGGTACTTCAGCAGGTTCTGTCATTGCCTCTCCTACTGTTGAATTTGTTAGTGATATAGATGAGACCAAAAAAGCTCCTGAACTCACTGATTATTCAGGATTACATTTGATAGATTTTTACTTTTTACCTCATTATTTGAACTTTCCTTTTAAGGAAGCTACTCAAAAAATAGTAAACGAATATTCACCCAAAATAGATTTGCGACCTATTTCCAACAATCAAGTAATTACTGTTTTAGGTAATGAAATAAAAACACTTGAAAAACCCAAAAGAGGAACTAAGAAATAGTTTTGATAATGGCCAATATTCTAGGACTATATGAAAGGTCTATTTTAAATAAACGTTTCTTCATATTCTACAATATTAGAGAGGAACTTGATATAATAGAGATAATATATTTCAGAGGGGCAAAACAACAACCCTTAGAGGATGTATTAAACAGATAAATTTTAGGTGGGCACGATCCAGCAGGGTCGTGTCTTTTTTATGCACTCAAAAAAGCGACTGACAGTCCATTCAAAAATGACTTGTAGTCGCTTTTCCCTACCTAAAAAAGCGACTGAGCTTTATAATAATTTCTTGGAAATTCTGCACTAAAAATTTCCAATGATATTCCCAATTATTGGAGTTAAATCAACTCCCTACCTTTCAGCTGTTAGGCTTAGTTCTTTCGATTTTCTTTCCAAATCAGTTTTCAGAGGAAAAAAGCACCTAATATATTTCTAATATAAATCTAATATATTATATCTAACTGAAAATCAATTGTGTTTCTCAAATCTAATATATTTCTAACATAAATCTAATATATGATTTTTCAATTTTTTCTACGTATGTTGTTGGTAATCTGTTTTTTGTGTTCCCGTCAGGGTAAGCCACTCGACACCCCTGGTTCGGGTTCGGCTTGCTATTTTTTTCATTCGTTTTTTCGTCTCAAAATACCCTTTGGAAGTTCTTCTTTCCATTAAGAATTTACTCCTATTTATCAGCTCCATGTATTGCTAAAATTTTAACGGACTATTACTTTTATAAATGAGTTAGATTACTAAAAATAAATAAAACGTAGATGATGTCTTTCATGTTTATGGTTCGTATAGAGATAAAAAGAAATTCACAATTCAGAATTTAAATTACTATTCATAGGTATTATTGTCTTCAGGATATTCCCTTCATAACACCCAAATAAGTAATCATAATTATGAATTGTGAATTATGAATTACCAAGGTAATTATAATTATGAATTAATACTTATAAGTCATCAATCAGTGCTGTACTCTTAGCGTAAGCTGTACTCTTAGCTTCGAAGAAGTCGGTCTTTACCATGTTAGCATTTGAATACTGACCTACCCACTTCATATTCTCTGGTTCTTTCTGATTATCATCATAGAGGAAACCGAAGCCAAGTCCAGACCAGCGAAGATTTCCCAAATAACGGATATAGTCAGACACCATCTGAGCGTTAAGACCCTGAACATCATTGCCGATAACGTATTGTCCCCATGCTATCTCCTGACGTACACCCTCACGCATCATATCCTCATAAACCTTTACTTTCTCTGAAGTAAACATATCAGGCTCCTCTTTCTTCAGCTCAAGAATAATGCTACGGAACAGCCAGAGGTGTGTATTCTCATCTCTATTGATGTAACGGATCTCCTGTGCAGAACCCGACATCTTACCATTTCGGCTGAGATTATAGAAGAACATAAATCCGCTATAGAAGTAGATACCTTCAAGGATGAAGTTAGCAATAAGCGTCTTCATCAAACTGAACTTATCACGTTTCTCATGGAATTCATTATAACAGTCACCAATAAACTTATTACGGTTCAAGAGATGCTCATCGGTCTTCCATTGATAGAGAATGTCGTTACGCTCTTCAGGACTACAAATAGTATCGAGCATATAGCTATAACTCTGACTATGAATACACTCTTGGAATGCCTGAATATGCAGACAGAGGTTTACCTCGTTTGCAGTGATATACTCACTAAGTGTTGGGAGGTTGTTGCTTTGAAGCGAATCAAGGAAAACAAGGAAGCTCAGAATCTTATCGTAGGCTGTACGTTCAGCCTTTTCAAGACGTGGATAATCCTTAAAGTCCTGTGAAAGATTGATTTCTTCTGGGATCCAAAAGTTGTTCATTGCCTGTCTGTACCAGTCACTCACCCATGAATACTTCATGTTATTGAAGTCATTCAAATTAGTAGTATTGCCACCAATCATTCGTCTCAAGCGCAATTCTATATCGCCTGAAGGATTGAATAAGGTATTACGTTTTAATTGATTGTCCATTATTTCTTATTTATTAAATCCATTAACTGTATTAATTCATAAATCATAAATCAAAATTCATAATTGTGATTAATGATGTAAACTTTATATTAATTGGGTTATTTGACCCATTTATTAATTTACTAAACTCTGTTATTATTCTAATATTCAACAAAGAAAGTAATCATAATTATGAATTGTGAATTCTGAATTCTGAATTATTATGATGAACAGCTCTCACACTCTTCCACCTCTAATGACTTACTACGCACATAATAGATAGTCTTAACACCCTCTTTCCAAGCAAGTAAGTAAAGGTCGAGTATCTGACGCATTGTGAAGTCATTGGTGATATATAAGTTCATACTCTGTGCCTGATCAATATGACGCTGACGTACACCAGAAGCACGAACACTCCACTTCTGGTTGATAAGATAAGCACTCTTATACATCCAGTAAGTCTCATCTGAAAGCTCAGGAGCAACACGTGGGAGCATACTTCCTTTCTTCTCTTCCAAGAAGAAACGCTTCATAATTGGGTCTAAGCCGGCTGTTGTACCTGCAATAATACTTGTACTGCTGGTTGGTGCCACTGCAAGTAGGTAAGCATTACGCATTCCTTGTAATGCAACTGTCTTACGAACATCCTGCCATTCAGCACTATCATAACCACGCTTATCAAAGTAAACACCCGTCTGCCAGTCACTTCCCTCAAAGAATTGATAGCTTCCCTTCTCCTTAGCAAGGTTTGAGCTGGCAAGAATAGCTGCTCGGTTGATAGTTTCAAACACCTTATCCATAAACTCGAGATGCTCTTCACTCTCCCACTTGATGCGACGTTTAGCAAGAGCATGGTGATAACCACTAATACCCAAGCCAATTGAACGATAACGCTGGTTGGTAAGTTGTGCGTAAGGAACAGGATAGAAATTGAGGTTGATAACGTTGTCAAGTGCGCGAACAACTGTTGCAACCTTTTCTCTCATCTTCTCTTCATCCTCCAATGGAAGTCTACCAAGTGACAAACTTGCCAAGTTACATACTACAAACTCACCCGGACGAGTTGTTGTTACAACAACAGTATCACCATCCTTTGTCTCTACTTCCTTAGAAACAGTCTCTATTGGAGCCATGTTCTGAGCAATCTCTGTACAGAGGTTAGAGCAGTAAATCATACCCTTATGTCCGTTTGGATTAGCTCTGTTCACCGTGTCACGGTTGAATGTAAATGGTGTTCCGGTCTCAACAGCAGAACGAAGAATAAGACGAACGATATCTTTAATGCTGATAACACGGCGTGAAAGACGCTGATCATTAACACAATCAAGATACTTACGTTCCCACTCTTCGCCATAACAATCCTCAAGGCAATAACCCTTGATACGCATAATCTCGTTAGGACAGAAGAGCGACCAGTTCTGATTCATGTCTTCCTCAGCCATCTTCCAGAAAAGATCAGGATAGCAAATAGCTGGGAAAATATCGTGCGCCTTCATACGGTCATCACCGTTGTTGGTACGAAGTTGCAGGAATTCAGGTAAGTCTTTGTGCCATACATCTAAGTAAACGGCTACAGCACCTTGTCGCATACCCAACTGATCAACAGCTACAGCAGTGTCATTAACAAGTCTCATCCAACGGATGACGCCACCTGCAACGCCCTTAAAACCACGGATATTACCACCAGTAGCACGTACCTTACCGAAATACATACCCATACCACCACCAAACTTGCTCACCTGTGAGAAGTTATCCAAGCTACGATAGATACCATCCAAACTATCTGGTATAGTGTCAATGAAGCAACTTGAAAGCTGATGACTTGGTTTGCGAGAATTAGAGAGGGTAGGGGTTGCCATCGTTACTTCTAACTTACTAAGCAAGTCATAGATACGACGTACCCACATAAGACGGTCTTCCTTCTCTGGCATAGCAAGATGAAGCGCAATACCAAGGAACATTTCCTGTACACGTTCAATCACTTTACCAGAGTAATTCTTTATAACATAACGCTTTAGAAGTAGATCAAGACCTGAATAATTAAGGAGTTTATTGCGTTCAGAATCAATGAAGGTAGCCGCCTCGTTGATTTCTTCTTCGCTATAGTTCTGAAGAATATAATCACCATAAAGTCCCTCTTCGGTCATATATTTAACCTTACGATAGAAAGTCTTGAGTCCCATTTCTTCCTCTAAACGAGTGATATTCTTCTCAGAACGATAAGAAAGAATACGTGCAGAAATCATCTCCCATGCTGGAGCCTCAGGTGTTGTCAATTCTACAGCTGCCTTGATAAGTGCATCTATAGAGTCCTTTTGTGACATACCAGGCTTCGTGAAGCTGGCGAACTTCTCCTGAAGTGTCACCATACTATAAGAACGCTCGCGGTATTCACGGGCTACACTTTGCAACACATCAGCCAACTCACGATCGTCAGCAGTCCACGCAATGTAGTTGATAGCCTGCCGTTGTTCATTACGCTGATAACGGAAGAGAATATAGTTTTTCGCTTCATCGTAATAACCATGTGCCATAAGACACTTCTCTACACGGTTCTGAATATCCTCAACCGTTCGTAATTCTGGATTGTCAGTGATGAACTGCTCTACTTCACTAACCATTCCGGCTATCTCACTGTCTGAAACATCCTTCCCGGTGCTGATAAAACTCTTTTTAATGGCTATTGAAATCTTTTCGTTATTATAGACTTCTACTACTCCATTACGTTTTGTTATATTCATTACTTGTTTTATAAAGTTTTCTATTTTGTTCTACTTTAATTCGCCACTGAGATTTGCTTATTTATGTATAAGTAGCATATTATTATCTACTTATGAATTCTAGCGGGTTTTTGTATGGACAAAGTTAAGAAAAAAACTGATATCATAGTTATCCAAAATAGAATATTTTGTGTACTTTCTAACTTTTAATAGTTATCCAAAATAGAAAAGAATTAACCGATGTTCAAGTTAGAAGTACAATTTGTTAAAAGTGTTAATTTAGCATTTAAAAAATAGACTTTAAAACATTGATAATCAGTAGGTATTGAAGTTCTGAAACTTCAAGAAAAACACAACTGTTGATGCACAAAAAATAAAGGGAAAGAAGAGATTCTGACCCGTTTAACACTTTTTGCATCAACAATATGGGAAAGCAATTAGATTCCAAACAGCGGCAAGAAATTGCCAAGCTCCTTCAAGAGGGGAAGAATTTCAGGGAAATTGCTGAAGTTCTAAAGGTTGACCGTACCACGATATTGCGAGAGATTAACCGCAATGTCGGAGACAACGGCGTGTATGATCCTGAATTAGCCGAAACCAAGAGACGAAGGCGTAAAAAACTCCAATCCGTATCTCCCGGTGCTGTTGCGCAACTTCCTCCCAATGTCCGGGAGGAAGTTGAGAAGGTATTGGCTTTTGAGACTCCAACTGTCAAGCGAAGGCAATTAATCGTGGATAAGTACATAAACGAATATGGCCCGGTAATAGAGAAAAAACTTATTTCTCCAATGGCAGCCATGCGTGCGCTTGCAAACGAGTTTTACATGAGTGTAAGTGCAGTGTACTATCTTTTGAAAAGGGAGGGTATCTACCGAGATAGAACAAACCCTGTCTGTATGCCTTCTCCTAAAGGATAACCTTAAAAACGGATTTTCATGTATTACATCGTAAAAGAAGTCCATGTGCGCAAGAAACCACTATGGTTGGTTGACTTGCTCTTTCAGATAACCCCATCCTTGTATCGGGAGAAGGGGTCAAAGGAAACGGTTGTTGGTAAGTTCAACACCATTCTCTCTCTCATCTTAGATGCCCGGGTAAGGTGGCATCATGGTAAATCCTTGTTATCATCTATTCAAACCATCAGCCACGATGAGACATGTATTTGGATCAAAGGAAATCGAGGCTCAAAGTTTCTTTCCTTTCGAATAGAATCAGACAATTAACTTTTAAAAGAACAGCAGTATGGAAATAGATAACAGTAGAAAGACAATTACAACATTTGTTCTCGTAGATCCAACCGGTAAGATCTTCGACGATTTCGAGAACATCAATGAGAATACAGAAATAAGGGCGATAGCCATTGAACCCAAAAATAGCTGACCTATGGGAGATTACAAGTGGATTGGTCTTATCAGAAAGTTCTATAATTGTTCTTTCTATAATGACAGCAACGCTGTGCAAATGTTCCTGCACATTTTTTTGAATGCTCAAAGGGAGGATAAGCCTTACTTTGACAAAATTACGATGAGGGGGCAGTTTCGCACCTCAATTAAAGACATCATGAGTTTTTTGGAGATAAGCCGTAAATCCGCCCGGCGTTCTTTAGATAAGCTGAAGGCGGCAGGCATTATCCATGTTGCCTCTCTAAGACGTAACGGTATTCTCATCACCGTTCGTGAATTTTCAAAGTTCCTGGCTTTAGAAAATGTGAGAGGTGGCTGGGTGAAACTGTATTACGACCTTGACTTCCAAGATTTCTTTGTGAACGCACAGGTTCTTCATATTTATCTCCATTTGCTTCTTCATACTTACTCGGAGAGTGAAAACTATGAGGATCCGCTATGGTTTGACATGAAGAAGATCAGTGCTTCAACTGGCATTCCTGTAGACGGCATTAAAGAGGCCCTCCGGAAGCTACGCAAGCTGGGCATCCTGAATATTGGGTATAACGGTCAGAAGAAACTTTCTTCCGTTCGTTTGATAGAGTTTTCCGATTATGTCAAGGACACCTGTCCGGTAACATCAATAGGCCCCTCTGCCAGTCATGTCACATCAGGCGAAAGTTTCTCTGATTTGGAAAACACTTCATCTAATGGAGCAGCCATTATAAGTTTCGAAGACGGGGGGACAAAAACTGAACAAAAGGAGCCAAAAGAAGGGCCAAAAGATGCCCAACAAAATTTTGCACGAAACAGTTATGAAATGTCTTCCAAGTCTTTTGTAAGTGACGAAAATACAGCTACTTACGAACCCAAAGGTCAAAAAGAGGGCCAAAAGAGGGAACAAAACCGTCCAAAAGTTGAATCCACCAAAATGCCACCAAACAGTCATGGGGGCGGCTACGCGCGTGATCCTATTATAAAAGAGAATAGAGATAAGAGAATAGAGAATCTTCATTATTATAATTATTCGTCCGCGCGAAAATTTTCGTCAATTGAAGAATTGGTCTGTGATGACGAATGGGTGCGCTCGATGCAGCTGCTTTATGGCTTCCCGGATAAGGAAACGCTCTATAATGCCCTGACATTGTTCTTGGCGAACTTGAAGTGTCGCAAAGAAGAAGTTCCAAAAGGACTGGAGGGGTTCCTTGATTATTTCTGCAACTGGTATAAACGAAATGAAAAGAAGCTGCTGCATAAACTGAAGGCGCAAACACCGTCTAAAGACTATGCAAAAGTTCTTTGGGACAAGTGTATGTCTGCCTTTGCCAAGATTGTAAGCGAACGTGCTTTTGCATCGGTTTTCCAACAAGTCTCTTTTGAGTCCTTCGACAATGTGGCCAAGACGCTGACACTTGTTCTTCCGAATAAGCGAATATTTGAGATATTGGAAGCTGATTACCTTGATACTGTTAGAACGGTGTTATACAAGTTTTTCGGTGTAGGGTTACAGCTTCAATACCGCATTGCATAGGGTCAGGACTACAAACCATTTAAGATAGAATTACGCTTATGAATGAAGCTCAAAGAATATTGCAGATGACCGATGGGGGCTTGGCAGTGTTCATTCACTACCTTGGTGAAAAGTGCCTTGCCCGGACTTTCCGTAACCCTTTCAGGGAGGACAGCCGCCCGTCATGTCACCTGTATGCGAATAAAAACACATACGGACAAGTGGAGTATTATTTACAGGATTTTGGCGACAGCAGCTTCTGTGGCAACTGCTTTGCCATTGTAGGCAGACTGTGTAATATCAACCCCAAAACCAACTTTCGCGAAGTGCTTCAAGTGATAGACAGAGATCTTGGACTTGGCATTTTTGATGAACAACGAAGCGAGCACCATGTGTTGATGAAAAGAAAAGCCACACCCTCGCAGAAGTACAAATGTTCTTCCATAGCGAGTTTTGAGGTCGTGACACAGCCTTTCATGCCATGGGAGGAAGAGTATTGGGGGCAATATGGCATTGGACTTTCAACGCTGGAACGTTACAACGTAAAGAGCATCAGCAGTTGTACATTCAAGAAATCGTCCGGTGGAAACTTTGCCGTTTACGGTTCAAAGGCTATTCCGACCTACGGATATTTCTTCGATGACGGATGTAGGCTGAAGATTTACAGACCTAAGGCAAAGACACGTTTTATGTATGCCGGTCACTTCCCAAAGCCCTATATCTTCGGGCACGAACAACTGTCTGAAGAAGGAGCACTCGTTTTCGTCACAGGTGGCGAAAAGGATGTCATGTCACTGTCGGCGCATGGATTTCCGGCCTTGACATTTAACAGCGAGACGGCCAACATTCCCGAAGATGTAATGGATGAACTTTCCCAACGATTCCGTCGAATCATTTTTCTCTATGATACGGATGAAACCGGCCAAAGGGAATCTGCTTTGCGGATACAACAGTACGGCGAGAAATACAACGTTCAGAAACTTGACCTACCGCTGTCCGGAGAGAAATCGGAAAAGGACATCAGTGATTTCTTTCGTTTGGGGCACACCGCAGAAGAACTGCAAGCAATGATAGAAAAGCTATAATTATCGAAAAATGAAATTAGAAAAAACAAGTAAACCTATATTCAGGCACGCAGGAGGGAGCTCCGATAATATTCGGATCAGAACCTTGACAGATGCTGCCACGCCAAGTATAATGGGCATTGATGTTAAGGAGTTTCCGGAGGTTCATTCGGTCTCCTACCGTTTTCTCTCCAAGACCTATCACGGGGTGGGTGTCATAAACCAGAACAACGGGATAGAATTTGTTGACCAAGACCTGACGGACTCCCCCATGACGTTGAATAGTTCTGGCGTGACCTTTCTTCCCATGGAGAAAGAGCACAGGAGCGACAAGTTGTGTATGTTCGCAGACATGATGGATTATTTGGCCTACCAGACCTTGCAGAAGAATGGCTTCGTCAGGCTGCCTTCAGACTGTGATTTCATGATTATGTCGGATGTAAGAAACTTCATCCATATCTCGGTCGAAGGAGATGACTATGATATGGTTTATCTCTACTTTCCCAATGATGTTATGGGCTGCACCATAACCAAGACGTTAAAGGATCGGTATGGCAAGCATGCCATTGAGTGTAATCCCCTGTACAAAGGTTATAACAACCTGTTGCAGTTCGTAAAAGCCATTGAGATCACCACAAACAGCAAATAGAGCCGTATGGTATATGTCATAATCATCCTTGTCCTGCTGGTAGCTTTGGGAGCAGCTTTCTATTATGAAATCACCCATAGCTACGACGACGACAAGTTCAGGAAATGAAAGATAAAGGGATTGATGTAAGTGCATCCTTTCCAAGTATAAAACGCTAACAAGTAAAAGTATGATTAATTATGTTTTAAGTATTGAAACCGGAGTTACGGATCTCGTCCGTACCCCCGAGTACTACCAGACAGCCACTTTTGTGCAAAAGAAAGAAGAGCTCTTGGCTCTGATTTATCAAAAGAAGAAACTCAAGCCTTTTGCCAGCATGAAGCTCATAAGGAGTATCAGTTTCTTTATCAAGCGCTCCATCAGCCTTTGGCAGTTACAAGGTCTTGCAAACAAGATAGAAACGATGTTCGGCCCATCTTGTTTCCAAATCTCCATCGACAGAGAGAACAACACCGTACACATGCTCTGTGGCTGGATAGACAAAGAGACAGGTGAGTGCATCGTGCTGAACCGTACAGAACAGAAGAGACTTTCCGTCCTGATCCTGGATTATTTGGACTTGCCACGTCCCCGGTGTGCCGACATGTGGTTGAGATACTTTCTGCTGAACAAATTTGACAATGACAATTCTGTTTTCAGCAGACAGATAGAGTTTCTTGAAAGGTCTGAATATGAGAGTCTAAGCTATCCGGTATTGAGAGACTGTCTCAAATACGTGGAGATGGTATGTAAAGGATTACTGAAATAAAAAATACACTTATGAGATTTTTAAAGATTTATTTGGCCAGCAGCTGGCGGAACAAGCATTTCGAGAATTTATTGAACGCCCTACGGATTCAGGGTTACTATACCTATGACTTCAAGCATCCCGAGGACAATGAACTAAGCGGATTCAGTTGGGAGAAAGTCGATAAGGACTTCGAGAAGTGGACTTGTAGGGATTTCAAGGAAGGGCTTCACCATCCCGAGGCTGTCAAAGCATTTGAAAAAGATTTTCACGCCATGCAAGAAGCGGACTATTGTGTCCTCCTCTTACCGTGTGGCCGCTCTGCCCATTCTGAAGCCGGTTGGATGAAAGGGCAAGGCAAGAAAGTTTTTGTCCTTGATATGTCCGAGAAACCAACGCCCGAGCTGATGTACCAGATGTTTGATGCGTATGTGACGAGACCGATTGATTTGGTAGAACACATTGAAGCTGCATTCCATAAGGACAATATGCTACTTAAAGAAAATTTCAGCACACATGGACAGAGTGACAAAGAGACGGACTAACCTCTTGTATAATTTAAGAAAGAAAGGAGTCAGATGCTTGACCAAGGAGCGTATGATTTTCTTTCCCTATGGAGAGGACCCCTATGCTGTCAGACAAATTGGCTGCTTATGCAATGAGTATCACTTCCATGTACAATTGGAACTTCAATAGCACATTTAATATTAAAAGTATACACAGAATGAAAAAGATAAAGGATTTAACCGTAACGGTAACCTATACTGTTGGTTTACATGATGTAGAAGTTAGCGAAAAGATTTATGAAGCTCTAAACGCCTTGGCGGATAGAGGGTGTGTAAACTGTGACTTTATGGACTTGGACGAGCAAGTATATACTGCTTTCGAGTGGCTTTCTGACCATATTCACGAAAGTGACGCTTGTGATTGGAATTATGAAGTTGATATGGAATAATCTTAAATGTGGGCAATAGAAAATGAAACATTTGCTTTATTTCATAATTGCAGCCCTTGTTGTATATCTGAGTGGAGGACTGTTGATGGCAGATTTCTCATGGGTACTCCATATTGGCTTCTTAGGATGGATAGGTGCAATTTTTATCTTTTTATGGTTCTTCCTGCAAATTGAGAAAGAGTATGGGGGGTGGAATATAGAAGAGGAAGAAATAGATTCATGGAATGAAGAAGATGAAAGCGATGACCAATACATCACCAAGAAAGAAGCCCGGAAAATAGCAGAGGATGTCTGTAAAGAAATGTTTAATATAAAAGAAAACGAATATGATAAATAGCCCAATCCTTGATACTTGTTGCGGAGGTAAGATGTTTTACTTCGATAAGCATGATGACAGGGTTCTGTTTCAAGACATAAGAAAGATGAAGACAACATTATGTGACGGAAGGGACTTCGAGGTCAACCCCGATGTTCAGGCAGACTTCACCGATATGCCATACCCTGACAATAGCTTCCGCATGGTTGTTTTTGACCCTCCACACTTACTAAGAAGTATTGAGAACTGTAAGACATACGATATATATAATGAAACAAGTCCAAAGAACAAGGCAACAGGCTATCAAATGATAAAGTATGGTGCTCTTGGCAATGCAGACTGGAAAGAAGTCTTGCGAAAAGGCTTTGCAGAATGTTTCCGTGTTCTGAAGCCAGGTGGATTCCTGATCTTCAAATGGAATGAAACAGACATTAAGGTATCAGAAATACTGAAACTCACCTCGGAGAAACCCATCTTTGGACATGTATCGGGTAAACGTTCTAACACTCATTGGATTTGTTTCATGAAGAAGATTGCATAAATATAATAGAAAAAATCATGGATAATATAAAATCCCGTGATAACAAATAATTAGACATAAAAATTTTGCGAGACGAAATATATTGTGTATCTTTGCAGGCGTATAGCTGTATATACGGCTATACGTATATAAGTCAATAAAGGAATACGATAATACGTATATACATAAAAAATATAAATCAAACGGTATGGAAAAGAACAAAGATATATCAAACCAATTTGACACAATGGTTAGACAGTGTCAAAGCATGAATGCTGGTAAACTTAGAATATCATTTAAGCGAGAGGATGGCTATACTATTGACATAACAGCACGACTAACAGAGGCAAAATTTGATGATGAATTTAGTAATAAGGAACTAAAATACATCAAAGAGACAGTGATAGAAAAAATAAGCAGCGTTTCTAATAAGGAAGCTGCTGAAAAGGCTTTTGATATAGTCAATGTATGCCAGGAACTCTTAGGGGAACCACTTTTTGACTCTGTAGATGAAATTGTAAATTCTACTCTGTAAAATTAGTAATAATAAAAAACAATAATATGCCTATTAAACCAGAAAACAAATCACGCTATCCAAAGAATTGGAAACAAATTAGAAATTCAATTCTTGAACGAGCGAATAACTGTTGTGAGTTCTGTGGAGTTGAGAACCATACATATCGGATGAATGAACTTACTGGGAGATTAGCATATGTTGTTCTGACAATAGCACATCTTGATCATATTCCAGAACATTGCAATCCCGATAATCTGCGTGCCTTGTGTCAACGATGTCACAATCGTTATGATGCAGAACATCGGAAAGGAACGAGATTAAGTAACAGTATTAAGAAAACAAATGAATAATATTAAACTTTTATACATAGACTTGTTCTGCGGAGCCGGTGGAACTTCCACCGGTGTTGAACAAGCAAGGTTAGATGGAACAAAGTGTGCGAGGGTGGTCGCCTGTGTCAACCATGATGCGAATGCAATCGCATCGCATCAGGCAAACCACCCTGACACATTACACTTCACCGAGGATATTCGCACACTTGACCTTACCGGTCTTACAGCCCATTTGAATCGAATGAGAATGAAATATCCGTCGGCTTTAGTTGTCCTATGGGCTTCACTTGAATGCACCAACTTCAGCAAGGCCAAAGGTGGTCAACCACGCGATGCAGACAGCCGGACGCTTGCAGAGCACCTTTTCCGTTATATTGAGCAGCTGGCTCCTGACTATATACAGATTGAGAATGTGGAAGAGTTCATGAGCTGGGGAGAAATGGATGATAAAGGACACCCTATCTCAAAGTTAAAAGGATGCAGCTATGTTCGTTGGACAAATAAGGTCATCTCCTACGGCTATCATTATGATTGGCGTTTGCTGAATGCTGCCGATTTCGGCGCATACACATCTCGCAGGAGGTTTTTCGGCCAATTTGCGAAAAAGGGACTTCCCATAGCATTTCCCGCACCTACCTTTTCAAAGAACGGTGATAGCGGCTTGTTTCATACTTACAAGAAATGGAAGCCTGTTCGTGAAGTGCTTGATATGAATGATGCCGGCCAAAGCATCTTTGCCAGGAAGAAGCCACTATGTGAGAAGACCTTGAAGCGGATTTACGCCGGATTAATCAAATTCGTCGCTGGTGGCAAAGAAACGTTTTTCATTAAGTACAATTCCATGAATAAGGGAGGGAAATACAATGCTCATAGAATTGACGATCCTTGTCCAACTGTTGCCTGCCAAAATCGTTTGGGTATTGCCAATATCAGTTTTATGTCCAAGGCGTTTAGTGGAGACCCGTATTCAAAGAACCAGTCAGTAGAGGTTCCTGCTGGAACTGTCACCACTAAGGATCACCATTTCTTTGTTACTGCTTACTATGGTAATGGAGGGAACCATTCTGTTGAATCGTCATGTCCTACGCTTACCACAAAAGACAGGCTGGGATTGGTTTCAACTCGTTTTTTGGCAAATGAATACTCCGCTGGTGGTCAACTTTCCAGCATTGACGCACCTTGCCCTGCAGTATTGACAACACCGAAGCAAAAAGTAGTTGACTGCTTCTTGATGAACCCACAGTTCAACTCTGCAGGTGGAGATATCAATAAGCCGTGCTTCACTTTGATTGCTCGGATGGATAAGATGCCCCCTTACCTTATCTCCACAGAAAAAGGTATCGGTATAAGGATTTTTGAAACGGACAGTGAAATGACTTGCAAGATAAAGGAGTTCATGGCCATGTACGGAATCATAGACATCAAGATGCGCATGTTGAATATAAATGAGCTGAAACGCATCATGGGTTTCCCTGACAATTATATCCTTGTAGGGACACAGGCCGAACAGAAGAAGTATATCGGCAATGCCGTTGAAGTTAACATGAGCAGGGTACTCTGCGAGTCGCTTTGCGCAGCTCTTATTTCCAAGGCAATAGCAATATAGAACTAACATTCGAAAGATAAGACAACCAAAAGAATAGATATGAAAAGAACTATTTTCACACATCACTTAAAAAAATATACAAAAACCATTCAGGGAAAATCCGACAACCAATTAAGAGGATACATGGATGGTTATATCAAAGCTTTGGAAGTTGTCGAAGGCAAGATTCTTGAGCTTGCCCCCAGACAGTTGACCAAGATTTTCAATCCAAGGCCTACAAGTCGAAAAATCCCGTTATAACAAATAATTAGGCGTAAAAATTTTACGAAATAAAATATATTATGTATCTTTGCAGGCGTATAGCTGTATATACGGCTATACGTATATAAGTTAATAAAGGAATACGACAATACGTATATACATAAAAAATATAAATCAAACGGTATGGAAAAGCAAGTAAAAATTATCTCATTTGCCAACCACAAAGGAGGGGTTGGCAAGACTACCACTACTGCCAGTGTAGGTTCTATCCTTGCCTCTATGGGAAAAAAGGTGTTGTTGGTGGACATGGATGCCCAAAGCAATCTTACTACCTCCCTATTAAAAGATAATCAAGTTGATCAGACCATCTATGATGCTCTTTCCGCTTCTTGCAGGGGAGCAGCTTACAATTTGGCAATCTATCCGATAGCAGAAAATCTTGACATCGTTCCATCTTCATTGCGTCTTGCATCTGCTGATCTTGAACTCTCTTCTGTCATGGCAAGAGAACACATCCTCGCAGACATATTAAGAGGTAAGAAGGCGGACTATGACTATATTCTGATAGATTGTCCACCATCTTTGGGTCTTCTTACTCTTAACGCAGTTACGGCATCAGATTTGGTTGTAATACCTCTGCTTGCAGAAGTACTGCCTTTCCAGGGTCTTACTATGATCAGCGATTTTGTCAGAATGGTAAAGCAGAAGCTAAATCCAAAGATTGAGATTACCGGTATTCTCCTCACTCGTTGGGAAAAATCCAATTTGAGCAGACAGATCGAGGATGGTCTTAGGGCCAAGCTTGGCGATAAAGTGTTCCGAACCAAGATCCGAAAGAACATCAAGATTGCCGAAGCTCCTCTGGAAGCCGTCAATATTGTTGACTATGATCCGAAAAGCAACGGAGCTGCTGATTACAAGGCTTTCGTAGGAGAACTTTTAGACAGGACGAAGAAGAACCTATAATTTACATTTATGAGCAAAGGCATTAACAAAGACTCCATGAGCAGTCTTTTGGAAGGACTTACTTCTGTCAGGAGTACAACTCCGGAAGATCATCACCAGCCAAATCCAAGCTCCAATTCAAAGGATGAAGTAACATCCATCCCAGTGGATAAGCCGATATCTAAAGGTGGTTCAAAGGAAAGAATATGTACCTCCGTCGATAAGAACGTCATGAATAAGATACGTACCATATCAGAAACAGAGGGTATTCAAATCAATGAACTTATTACCTTAGGTCTTGACATGGTTATATCTAAATATGAAGAGGCGCATGGGCCGGTGCGGCCTAAAAAGATTAACAAAGGCAATATAGACAACATCTTTCGCTAAGGATGGAAGTCTATACTACTATTTTTAGTACACATAAGAAGGACGAGCAATCAGTAATGGTCACTCGTCCTTTTTGCTTATACAAGCCGAATTACCGGAATACATAATATGGAATTTATGGTCTCTCACTATTCAGGATAGTAGCTAATTGTTCTGCGGTGTGCCCCAGACGGAAGAAATCACTGATGTCCTTTTCCGATTTTTCACCTGAAAGAGGAAGCAGGACTCTTCTTACATTATATTGTCCAGTATATTCCTGTACTCGCTTTTTCGACTCACTTTGTCCTGTTGCATCCATATCATAAAGGATAACAATTGTCCGGAACCTTCCAGCAAGTTGTTGCATAAGATTGTCAGGGAGCTTGGCAGTCTCGCTATTCAGGCATATCGCATGGAACCCATGTGCTGCCAGCGACATGACATCTTTCTCGCCACCTGTGATAAAGACATATTCTCCTTGTGCCGGCAGCTGTTTCCAGCCGAAAATATATGGTTTAGGAAGGACACCAGCATAGAGAAATCTGTTTTTGGAGCAGGGAGAATAGATTTTGATGCCATCATTGTTATTAAAGAGGTATCCAAAAGCCGGATACTTTGCTGTTCCATAAACCGTAAATTCCTTTCCATTCTCTTTTGACATTCTGCACGACGAAAGGCTTGCAACATGATAGCGCCCCAGCGTATCCTGATCGATTCCATAACGCTGCCAAAAACACAATTCCTCCATGGTAAAAGGCTTTTCCTTGTATTGGAATGAAAGTACGGAGGAAGTCTCCGGTTCCCGTCTCTTTACAATCCTCTTACAGATAGTTTCTGTTTGCGGAAATGAGTTATTGAACAATCCCAGGCAAAGTTCTTTGTCTATCACCTTCAGGATATCCTTAAATGCAGTCTTTACATTCATATTGCACAGTCTGCCCACAATGGCAAAGCAGTTGCCACAGAAGCTGCTGTCGCCAAAATCCTGTAAATAATACTCCACTTGTCCGTATGTGTTTTTATTCGCATACAGATGGCATGAAGGCCGACTGTCTTCCCTGAAGGGATTTTTAAAGATTCTCTTCAGGCATACATCGCCTAAGTAATGTGTAAACACATCCAGTCCACCACCTGTCAGATAAAGTATTTGTTGTCTTTCGTTCATTTTTTCTTATTGGAATGTTAGTTGATCATATTGCCCGTCAAGCCGATAGCACAGCTAAAAAATGAAATACTGTGAATGAGATTGTAGTCTACGGTGAGCTGTTAATCCTCATTGTCCCAGTCAATCAGTCCGATAGCATAATGATGGGTATCAAAGTAGTAGCTCATGGAATGCAGTTTTATTTCCTCATACAAGCTACCCCGATATGTCACCACGGCTTCGTCTTCTCCAAGAGCGCAAATAGCGTCATACACCTCTCGACGTTCTTTCAGAAAATTCTCTACATCATCGAAGTTGTCGAAATCTGATATGATTTCTTGCACTTCTTTCTCGTAATAATTATTGGCATCATCGGCTGTAAACAACAGATAGTCGTCACCATAGTCCTCGGCTGTGCGAATAAAAGGATCGTATGCCCGATTACCAGTTCTATACCAAAGACTCCAACCATCGCGTTTGTGGAAGATCTCAATACTGAGATTATGCTGTTCTGCATATTCACGTGCTTCTTCCATAGAGTCAAAGCCGATGATGGCCTTTTTCAGGCAGCGTGGATAACCATTACGCTCCGATGTCGTTTCAATCAACTCAAGGCCGCCCTGTGCTGCCAAATCAATAAAATCAAACTGTGTCATATATTTCCCCGTCATGCCGGTAGGTCAGCTTTATAATTTATGAAGTTATTATTTTATTCTGGGCATCCCGATTCTCAACCTTTTTAGGTTTTTCGTTTCTTCGACCCGAACTTTTTTTTATCATTCCGGTG